ATGTTCATTCAAATACTGCCGTTACTCCCATGATAGTAGATCCAGGGTTTCTTGCCAAGGCCACTTTCTTGGCATCCTCGTAATCTCTAGCAATCAGAACTTCTTCAAAGATTGTGCCTGCTTTGAATAGTTTTACTTTACATTTCATACCAAATTAAACGAGATAATCACACGCTCCTCTTCACTATCGTGAGGGAGAGCAGTATGCATAAGGTTGGCAGGGAATATGACAACATCACCTTCCCTTGCAGGTACAGCATAGCACGGATGCGACCCAGTTTCATCATTGAATGGTGAAAAGAAAAGGGTGCTTTTATGCTCGTCTGTAAGTTTTGCATAAAGAACAGCAGAGTAACCTACTGGACCATGATCATGTGGGACGAAGTAATCTCTCGCGTCATACCTCTGGCACCACATGTTTACAATGCCTCTAAATTTGTAGTGACATCTTTGATAGAAATCATTGAGATAAGGTTGAAGTAAGAAGATTACATCCTCTTTGTATTCATCATTATTAGACTCTAAGTAATCAGTAAATTTGATATGGTCATCAGCATCGTTTTGTTTTGGGATCATATCTAAGATACGATCCCTATGCTCTGCCCACTGTCTGATGTGATACTTAGTAGCACTTATAGTGAATAGATCAACCTTCGTAGCTTGAGTCGGGTTCAAGTGCGATGAAATAATCAAGGTTGTAGTTAGAGTTGGTGAACTTAGAAAGAAGTTTCTTAGAAATCACAACATCGTAAGAACCAGGAATAAGTTTGATATTCTCGATCTTGAAGTTGAATTCAAAAGTCTTGTCAGTCTTACCAACAATCAAAGCAAACTCATTAGAATTATCGTTCTTCTTGTCACGAACTGTCAGAGTGATACTCTCACCATCACCGACAGCAGCAAGATCAGGCAACTGATAAACTGAAGATGCTTTCAACAGTTTAGCAAGATCAGTGCTTTCCAGTTGGAACTGAACCTCTTGACTGGGGAGAGCAATAGGTTTCTCAGGTGGAGTAATAATAACCTCAGGATCAGCAAAAGCAAACTTGACCTTAGTGGTCTTACCTTCACGGATGATCATGTAGGAATCATGCTTGAGATCGATGTCAGGATCGTTCATCAATCCCACACCATTCAAGAACTGAGGCAAATCATAGATGCCAAAGTCTTTCTCAAAGTTCTCATCAACCTCTGCCTCAGCGAGGATGTTCTTCATAACCGAAATGGTACGAAGTTTAGTTCCCTTCTTGACCAGAATCGACTGGTTAATAGAAGAAAAATTTTCAAGCAAGTCGATTGTTTTATCAGAAAGTTTCATATCCACGCTCGATAGTCTCCTGGTCTAAGCCATAAAAGTGATAAAGAAGAACAGCATAATGAATGATCTTCTTGATGTCCATTCTAGCAGATCCCTTCTTGTTATAACGGGATGCATACTTAAGAATGTTGCCGCGACAGAACGCAGCACCGTCTCCACAGGATTCAATCAGATCAAGTGTCTGAATACCGTTGGAAGCATTGTAGTGAGCACGATAGGTGCCATTGATGTAATCTTTTACCTCTTCAAGGATTTTGTCTTCGTTGTATTTAAACACAGTTTTCTTTTTGTTAGATCCTCTAAATTCTTTAACAGCGTCATTTTTTTGTTTGGGCCAGACAAATCCGTCTGCAGTAATCTCAACCGAACCCGTAGGTTCTGGCGTGTATTCAAAACCTCCGTTTTGTCTAACCCATTCTAGTTCATTGATCGCGTCGTCAGGTCCGTACATTTCGTCGTATAATAGAGCCCATGCGTTCATTGTAACACCTCTTTAGTTGAATTGCAAGTTGAATACATTAAAACTCATTGAGATTCTAATGACATCACTAGAGAAGGGATAAACGGTATGGGGCATGTCAGCAGGAAAGATGTAGATATCTCCCGTTTTTGGAATTACTTTTGCGTAGCCAGGAGATGTAAATGATTTTGCATGAACAAACTCAAGGGCACCAGCGCAAGGACAATTAGTTTTGCCCTCCCATTGTTCTATCTCCTTTTCTATTTCTTCTGGAACATCAATGAAAATAACTGAACTCAATGTACCATCATGAGTATGTAATGGGTTGAACTCATGTTTTTTCATGTAGTTAATCCAAGGACCATTGCCAAGATGAAATGAAAGTGATTTATGATCCAGGTATCCTTGAATGTGTGGATAGATTTCATTCGTAAATCTTTTGGGATCAATGACTGCATTTTTTTGAGAGATTATGTTACCAGCAAGATCATACCCAACATTCTCACCTTTCTCTGACGAACGAGCAACCTCTTGAAGGTAAGAAAGAAACTCGTCAGAAAGTTCACTTTGATATATGGATGGACCAAAAGGATTAAAAACTTTCATCAGCAATAGCAGCAGAGAAATCTACATCAGCATCAACCTTATCATAGAGATCAAGGAAGGCACTCTTAGTCTCTTCATCGAAACGATTCAAGCACACTTGAATTGCTTTCTGCTTATCGTTCCAGATAGCATATGCACGAGCGATGTGAACGAGACGACGGGTGGAGATAACTTCATCAACACCACCATCATAGAAGGTCTTACGGATGATGTCTGCCCAGTCACAAAGACGCTTACAGAACTCAGTTTCGTCACATACACCCTCAAGAATCTTCTGTTCCAGTTTAGGTGAAGGATAAGACTGCTCAAAGGTTACAGGGAACCTTTCAAGGAAAGCTTCGTTAAGAACATTAGTACCAATGAACCGACCATCGTCAGAACCCTTGCCCTTGGTATTGGCGGTAGCAATTACATTGAATCCATTCTTAGGTTCAACATACTTACCAATCTTTTTGAGGAAGACACCCTTGCCTTCAAGGATTGATTGGAGACATAGAATCTTATTAGATGCCAGGTCAACCTCGTCTAGAAGAAGAACTGCTCCACGCGAAAGAGCCTCCACGACGGGTCCATTATGCCAGACAGTTTCGCCATTAACAAGACGAAACCCACCAATAAGATCATCCTCATCGGTTTCAATGGTGACATTCACCCGAATCAACTCTCTATTTAGAGCAGCACAGGCTTGCTCAACAGAGACAGTTTTGCCGTTACCTGAAAGACCAGTGATAAAGCAAGGATAGAAAACGCCAGACTTGATGATCTTTTTGACATCAGTGAAGTTACCGAAGGGAACATAGTTAGGATCTTTTGTAGGAATTAGATTCTGCTCGATAGCAGGCATGGCAGCAGGTGCTTCGTAGTTTTGCTCAAGTTTCTCCTGAACAGTGAGGTTCCACTTGCCATGACCCACCTTGTAGCACTCCAGACGCTTTGCAACGGTGGGGTAAGAATATCCAGCTTGACCAGCAGCGTCACGAATCGCATCGGCACCAAACTCAGTACCGTAATTAGATTCGATATATTGGGTCAGTTGGATCATGTCGATTTGAGCGGGACGAGGCATGAATCTCCTTTGTTGATGTACTTATTATAGTGCAGGGTGGGGTAGGATAAGTGCCCAAGTGGACACTTGACCAACTGGTCATGCGACCAGGGAAATGAATTCATTAAGAACCAATTTATTCATTTTCTTTCCAGACAGTGACTTCTTAAATGCATTCTTAATTTGCACCTTTGTTGCACCATCATCAATATCAAAATCTGTTTGATTGGAAAGAATTGAATTACCAAGAACAAAGTATGAATCGTAACCAGAGTTTCTCAAGGTGAAACTTTTTTGCTTTTTCCAACTACGCGAAGCAACTTCTGCTTCCTCATAAGTATTTGTATATTGACGAATCATATTTGAATATTGCCCACCATGTTCAAGAATACGGAACCCGATAAAATTAGTAGACGGGAAAGTTTCTTTTAAAGTATTCAACATACATTTTGTAAATGTACTGTAGCACCATGAAAGACGAGTGATAGATCCTGTCTTTTTATTTCTAAGGAAAGTATTTTCACCAATCCTACGATGACGAATTTCAGGTTCGGACTCCCATGACCGTTTCATCATAACAGTTGCTGAGGGAACTGATGCCTCTCCATCGGTAAGAATAACACAGTTCAATTTCTCAACATTATTTCTCTTCCTAAAATCAGGAATGATTGTGTGGAGAGTAATTAAAGCCTCGTTAAGAGGTGTGCCTGAGAGGTATAGACGGGAAGGACAAAGACCAGAGTGAGTACTAAATGACATTGCCAACCTCCACACATTCATCATTTGATACTCTGCAGTTTTATTGTTCACCTTACTAGTCAATAGATTGAGCATCGAGAACTCATCACTGATATGAATACTATCAGCTTGCTTTGGAATTGGATTGAAGCGACTTGCTTTATAATTCCATTCAGAAGTAAATGCATATACATCGTAAGGAATACCGACCTTACGACAGAACCAAAGCAAGTTATAGAGTTGCTTGATTGTAGGAATAAGGACTTCCGCCATAGAACCAGACCAATCAAGAACAAAAATCAATCCATGATTCTTACCGTCAGGAGTGACAGTAACTTTTTTAAATAGATCTTCGTTGTACTTATAGGTGTGAAGTTTGGAGCAATCAAGAACTCCAGTACGACTAGTGGTGGAACGAGCATAAGCAGAAGCAGACTTCTTACACTCAAACTCTTTCACAAGATAGTTTACTTCTTTAGTAGCACTCTTTTTAAATTCTTTGTATAGTTGGTTTGTACTATCCCATCCCTTCATGTAATAATCTACAACATCAGAATCAATCTTTTTGAACCATTCATCCCATTCAGATTGAGCATATGCATGAACCTCTGCAGCGGGAATCACAGTATGATTCAAACTAATTTCTGGAAAGGTGAGGTAGGAGTTTTCTCTAGTCTGTGACATATCAGCAAGTTTCTTCAACTTGTTCTCAAGAGACTCAGAAGTTTTAGACTCGGTTTCATCTGTTGGCTCATTACCACCCAAACCATCCATAGTCTCGTCATCAGTTTCTTCCTCTCCATCACTTTCAGAAGGTTCATCTCCCTCTGATTCTTCATCACTTTCTTTATCTTCTGGACTAGAAGTTGGCATTTGTGGTTGCTCACTAGTTCCAGTATTCTGTCCCTCTTGTGGTGCTACTGTTTCTTGTGTATCTTTATCATCAGTAATCAATTCATTCAAGAGTTTTGCTGCCATCAGAGCATCATCAAATGACTCAGCATTTGCAGTAGCCTCTACAACCACCATTTCTTTCTCATTGAATTCAATATTCACATGAGAACCAAGTTTGAAGTGTAGATTTATCCTATCAGCAAGAGAAAATTTATTTAAATCTTGATCTGCAATATCAAAGAAGTCTTGGTCATTAAGATCGTTATATCCACGGAAGAAAGTTTTTGAGAGACCAGCATATCTGCGTCTCATAAGTTTTTCAATGCGAGCATCTTCTGTGATGTTCACAAAGGTCTGAGGGACCTCACGCCACTTCTCTTCTTTAGACCAGTCTCTAGGGTCTGTAAACAGTGCGTGACCGACCTCATGAGCAACCAGAAGGTCATACACATCGATAGATGACAGGTTCCAGTTAGGAAGAGTCAGAACACGCTTTACAACATCAAACTGAGCAGTCTCAACGGAACGATGCTCAACAATCAAATTTTCTGTAGCAAGCAGTCGTGCCAGTTTACCTTTGATGTCGTGAAGCATGGTCCATCTCCTCTCGTATGAACCTATTATAAAAGGAAAGGGGGTCCGAAGACCCCCTTAGTGGACAGTTTAAAAAGTGGATCACATATCTCTACCAGGAAGGCGAGGTCCGCCTTGATTGTACGGTTTTGCTGTGGGTGTTGCGGGTTTTTTAGCTTTGACCACATTTGGAGGAGTATTATCCCTGGCTCTTTCTCTTGCGGTATCAAAAGTACTCTTTACATTTTTTGCTTTTTGCATTAAGTACTTAGGTCCATCCTTAATTCCTCTTTCAATAGCACCAACACCTGATCCTAGGGTTCTTGCAGCCTTATCAGCAAATTCTCCTATTGGTCCTTCAACAATATAATTTCTCCACTCTTCGCTCATGTTAGCCATAATAGCAACTGCAGCTTGCTCAGTGTCAGCAAAACCCTCATCAATCAGATAACCCTTCATAAGATCATAAAGATCCACATCTTCCTTCTTAGTAGTAGAATTTTTAGGTGCTGGAAGTTTTGGTGCTTTTGGAGCTTTGTTTGATCCAGTTCTAAAGGAATCTCCTGCAGGAGGAACAGTAGTTACGGTAGTTGCCTGCTCAGTATATACGGCAGCATATGCCTCTGAAAATAGATTATAATCCTTTGAGTTCATGATTCAAAGACAATTTTTAAATATTTATAGTATTACCGCATCATACATGCTACAGAAACTCTCCAGAAAGGAGTGTCTACCTTGATTGGTAATGCATCGTGATATAAATCCGAACGAAATACTACAAAATCTCCTGGTTCATAGATAAAAGTTTTATCTTCAATTTGCAATTCTCCTCCCCATGATTCATCCCACTGTGGGGTTAAGAATCCAACTGCACTCCATTTAAATGGACCTTTAGTGTCACCGTCAGTATGGAATAAAGGGATGTTACCTTTCCTCTGTGCGTTGAATCCAACTGCACCTAATCCACCAACAGGCAAAACAAATCCATAATCTTCCTCTACAATATCACGAAGCCTATTCATTGTCGCAACAAAATATCCAGCAAGGAATGGACTGTGCATTCCATTACCATCCATAGCAACTGCTCTTGGATAGTTGGTTAGAGGATCATCACTACCAGAATATGCTCCACCAATCTTCCAGATGGATTCTCCCATCAGGTGACCATAAAGTTGATCAATGTCACCTTTTTTTAAAACGCTTTTGGCAAGATACATTATCCAGTAACTCCTGATTTTTCACTCATGTAAGAGAATCCTGCCTTCTTGGAAAACTCAATTACATTATTAAACTTATCTAGCATATCTGCTTTATGAGAAATCACGAAAGTATTTGCATCTTGAATGACAAATCTAATGATCTTGGTAAACTCATCTGTACCAACAGTATCAAGAGAACTGTCGAATACTTCGTCTAGGATTAAAAGATTTGTATTAGCAGAGTTTTTAAACCTAGCAACTTCTCTCCAAGCAAAGAGAAGTGCCAGGTCGATTCTCATTTTCTCACCCTCAGAAAAAGAGGAATAAGTGAACTTATCGTGAACTGGGCTTTGAATAGTTTCTCCAAACTCTTCGTCAAGATGGAAACTAATATAGAAGTCCATCATCTGAAGATATCTATTAACTTGCTTATTGATTAGGGGAAGATACTTTTTGATTATCTTTGACTTTACTCCACCGTCTTTCAGAAGGGAGTACGCAAAATCGTTGTACTTGACTTCCTCGTTCTTTTCAGCAAGTTTTCCAAATATTAATTGAAGATCGTTCTTAAACCCATCTAGTTTCTCATGTTCAGAATTTCTGTCTGCAAGTTGACTGGTAAGAGTTTGAATTTCTGATTGTAAATCTCTGACCTGTTGTTGAAATCCAGCAATCCTAACATTGTTTTGAGAAATCTCATGTGTGAGTTCAGTAATCCCCTTAGTTATTTTTTTAAAGTGACGCTCTCTATCTTCTTCTAATTGTATGGACTCTTCCAGTTTAAGAAAACCTTCTTGGAGTTCCCTTGCTCTATCTTGAGCGTCACTAATTTTATTTAGTCTGAATTCTTCTTCAATTGGTTGTGTGCAGGTAGGACAAACCGTATTCTGTGAGAAGAACTTATGCTCTTTAGTAATGGTCGATACCTTCTGAGAAATTTTTCCTTTTAGACTACCAAGTTTACGAAGTTGTCCTGTTGCAGACTCGTAACTAGCCAGCACTTTTTGAAGATCATCAATCTCTTCAACGATTTTAATATTATTAGAATCAGTTGTTGTAGAGTCTTCAATCAACTTATCAATTTTAATTTTATTCTCTTCAATCTTACCCTTGTGTCTGTTTTCAAGATCCTCAATAAATCCTTCCTGCATTGAGATCTTATCTTTAATATTTGATTTCTTTAATGTAAGATTTTTGATGATTTCCTTAGACTGTCGAATATCTTCTTTGAGAAGATTGTTCATAGCAGAGAAAATACGAATGTCTAACAGATCCTCAATCACCTCCCTACGATGAGCCTGAGACAATTGCATAAAGGGAATAAAATTACTACTACCCAGAATCACAATTTGAGTAAAAGACTTATAGTTAAGTTTAAGTATCTGATCCTCTACAATTTTTTGGTTTGTTCTATCATCAGCCTCTTTATTCTTCATCTCACCATCAACTAAGATGTCAAACACATTAGGTTTGATACCACGACGAACCAAATATTTCTTAGGTCCAACAGAAAACTCAACCTCAACTAGACACCCTTTCTCATTAGAACTGTTAACAAGTTGGGGTTTATTAATCTTACGATATGGTTTATTGAACAGAGCAAAGCACAATGCATCTAACATTGTAGACTTGCCAGCACCATTCGTTCCTACAACTAGAGTCGTGGGAGATTTATTCAGAATAATTTCAGTCCATTGATCACCAGTGGATAGGAAATTTTTCCATCTAATTTTTTCAAATGTTATCATCGTGTGAAGGAGGGATTACAATGTCTTCTGAGGTGATTACGGAATACTTATAATTATACAGCTCACACGCCTTTATGGCAAGGTCTTCTTCAATTTCTATAGTTGACATCTCCACACCATGATCTTCTTCTAGTAACTGAGCATAGCGTAGAGCATCATCTTTTTCCTCAAACATGAAAAGTACTTTGTTACCTCTCCTATCTTTTACAGCATATGCACCTTCTTCTTTCTTGTCTTTTTCAGTTAGCAGAAACATCACTCAACTTCACACGCTTTTGAATACAGGGAACCAAACAAAGATTTAATTCTAGACTTATCAATTTCTGTTTCAGCATCTTCAATGTACTTGCTAAGAATAGACATAGTATTTTCTTCCTCACTAATCTCAAGATCTTCACTAACCAACCAACCCTGATTATAGTCAAAGTTCTCAATAACTTTTAACTCTTCTACACCAACTGTGTAAAGTTTATCGATGAACTTCTCAAATTCTTTTGGTTTTGTTTTTTTACGAACAATAACTTTAACAATTTTACCAGAATATTCAGATGCATTAAACATTTGATGAGGTGTATCCTCATAGTAAATGTTATAGAACATATGATTTGGATTGTCAATACTCTTTAGATCGTATGTCTTAGTATCAAAGATATGGAAGCCTCTAGTATCGTTAACATCATTCCAATACATTTCGTATGGATTTCCGAGATAATAGATTTGTCCGTCGTTGCTGCGAGTATGATAATGTCCACTGAATACTTTATCAAATTTTCTAAGGTACTCTGCTTCATCTCCACGATCTTGTGTGAATCCACGATAAGCAGCGAATCCATTCAACTCAAGGTGACCAACAGCAACCTTTGCCTTACTCTTCTTAATAAGTTTCATAGTTTGCTCTTCATTCTCAGGATTAATCCAAGAGATAAAAGCAAATCTAGTTCCGCCAATCACATGCTCAGCGTAGTCAGTGATAGGGATGATATTATCATACTCTCGTAATAACAAATCGATAGTATTGATTGTGTTATTATTTTTGTAGTAGGTAGTATGATTACCCACGACAGTGTAGACAGTAATCCCCATATCACGGAGACGGTCAAAGTAATTCTCCTTAGCCCATTTGTAAGACCAGAAGTCAATGCTCCTCCTATTGTCGAAAGTATCTCCCATATCGATAAGAGTTGTGATACCTTCAGCAAGAAGCGTAGGAAAAAAAGTCCCATCGTAAAACTTCAAGAAGTAATCATGAAACAGTTTGCTACCTTTTCTGGCACCAAAATGTTGGTCAGTAATAATACCAATTTTCATACTGAGTGGTGTCCTTTCAATTCTGGATTAGGATTACTTTCTTCTTTAGGGGTTACCTTCTTAAGAACAATAAACTTATCAGCAGCAAAAGTTCCTGCTATTTGAACCTGAACTTCTGTGTCATCATCCCAAACAGGATCACCATTTTTCTTACGCATGTCTAGAGCACATGCGATTTCAGCCATCAGTGTTTGATTCAGTTTCATCTTTCTTTTGTTCCAAATCACGAAGTCTTCTGCGCCAGTAACCCCTATCGGAATCATCACGGCATGGATTGAATTTTTCTACTTGTTTGCTAAGTCGAGTAAGATCATTCATCGGGAAGTTCTGTACTGAATGTTGTCTTTGATCGTATTATAGTCGCTTGGGTTGCCGTTTGCCCCATCCTCAACCACCATCACTTGATCGTATCCAGTACGCTCAATGATTTTAGTTTTGATCTCCAACTGCTTCTTTTCCTTCTGAATTCTACGAAGGAATGCATAGTAAATAATCTGAGTGAAGTAGGCAAACGGATTATTTGATTTTTCAGGATCAAAGTTATGTATATATTGTACACAGTTCTCAATTCCATCGCCAATCATATCCTCACGGAACATGTAATTGACAAAGTTTGGTTTGTAAGAGAGGTGTGTTGCGATCTTTAGAAAACAATCTCCAAGATAGTTACTGATTGGAGGAGGGTCAGTTCCATTTTCTTTAGCTCTAGCAACATTTGCGCGGTATTGAACCATCGCATCGAGCAACTCTTTGTTGTTTACATAATGCTCAGACCTTTTTTTAGGCATACTTTCTTAAGTTCCTGTAAACATTATAGCACAGCTTGACAACTTAGCAAACCATGAGTAGAATAACTTTGTCGAAGTTCAGAGGAACTGTAGCTTAGCTTCTATCTTATACATGAGTAGCGATCCCTGCCTTGGGATCTATTTCTAATTGGAATAAATCTTCTAGGGTTTTCTTAGCGGACTTTACAGTTCCTAAGTAACCCATTTTTTCTGAGGGTCGCACTTTGCCGTGACTTGTGCTTGCTCTAAATTCATTTGCTCTATCTTCTGCAGCGTCTAGTAAATAATTTGTGTAGTATTCAACCATCTCATGATCGTGTTCTACTTCGGTCATTGTAATGATTTTGCTTTTGTCAATAAAATAAAATTGATCTTTGGGAACTTGCATCCATGGTTCGATTCTTAAGAAAGAACCTCTTGGTCCATGAATTGATTCAATACAAACTGGGTCTTGGATGATTAGAGTGTCGTCCTCTGAACAAGTAATGGCAAATATTTCTTCACCTGATACTAGTTTAATGCTTGCGTAGAAGTCATCATTCATTCTTTTTCCTCAGGTTAATGGTTACCATATCATAAGTAAATTTCTCTTCGTTGTAGATTTTAATTCGTTCAACAAGATGGTTTAATGTGTAGTTTCTTTTTGAATGGTAAGTGCAGTCATCGGCAATGTCATATAGGGTTGCGCTGAACTTGTTAGTACCTTTCCTAAGTACCCTACCAATTGATTGTAGGTTTCGTATTCTTGATTTGGAAGGTGACGCAAAAATAACATTGTGCAGATTTTTAATGTTAATTCCCGTAGAGAAAGTCCCATACGAGGCAACGATGATTGAGTTCTTTTCATTCTCAATAATGGAACGGGCTAGTTCTCGATCCTCAACATCGACCCCTCCATGGATAAAGAAGACTTTACGGTCTCCCTCAATGTTTTTATTTATCAATTCAAAAAGTACCTTCCCATGATCCTCTACTCTTGAGAATAGAACCAGAGTGTTACCCTTGAGATCTATGGCAAGGTTTTTAATAAAATTATTTCTTTGCTCATGTTTAATTAGATAATCGATCTCATCTAGATAAGAATCAAATACTCTCTCATCATGTTTGAGTAACAATATTTTTGCGTTTAACTTCGCAAGATATCCTTTGTCCATCAACTCTTCTGTACGAACCAATTTATAAGATGGTCCAAAGAGTCCTTCCAATACCCACTTATGTGTTTGCGTGCCGTCGAGCGTGCCAGTAAAACCAAAACGATATTTTGCCTGATGCAATTTTGTCATGATCTGGGTAAGAGACTTTGCCTTGAATAGGTGTGCCTCATCACCAATTACAACATGGAATCTTTCAAAATAACTTTTCTCCAACTTATAGATAGATTGCCAGGTAGTAATCACCACAGGTGCCTTTGCCTCGCGTTCTCTACCAGCATAAATTTTGTGGCAATATGACTCAGCGTCCCATCCATATTCCTCAAAGTCCTTATGCATCTGCTCTACCAGAGATGTCGTTGGGACAACTAAAAGAATATTTTTCTTGCGCTCTGCGTAGTAGCGTACAATTGAGTAAATCATCAAAGATTTGCCAGAGGCAGTGGGGCTTATCACTAACCTTCTATTGTGTTTTAGAGCACCGTATACTCCCTCTATTTGATAATCCCGAGGTTGACGATTGCAAATAGATGACATATAATCTTTGACTCCCTCACGAGAAATAAATTCATTCTCTTCGTAAGGAGTTCCAAAGTATTTGTTGTTTACAAATTCATACTCATAACCATGTCTCTTGCAGAAAGAAATTAATTTATCGAGAAGTCCAACATATAATTCTCTAGTGTGTGTAGAGAACAAGCGAATTTTTCCATCCCAGTATCTTCTACGATACTGATTCATGTACTTTGCACCTTCAATGTCAAAAGAAAAATGTTCAGATAATTCTTGATACACATGAGGTTCTGATTCCAACTTTAAGAAGAC